AGGGAATATAAGCTTCATGATGTTTAGATTCTTTGTAATGGGAGATATAGATATGGGAGAATTTGAGATAAGTTTTATCTCTACAATATTTGGCGCAATGAGCGCAAAAGTTAATACGGTAGTCGATTTCTTTTTCGGCGGATCGTCAAAAAAGAATGAACAACAAAATAATAAATAAATAAAATGGGAAAATTTTTTACAATAAGTGTTAAACCTACAATTCCAGCCATTGCAGCTGGTCAAGCGGGAGCTTTTGCTGACGATGATGTTTTGTTTGATTGGCACGCTTTTGATATACCAAAAGGAGCGAGTAAATTAATAAATGCAACTATTGAATTGAGACCTAGATCCGTTTCTACTGCTACTATGATGCAAGTAGATTTTGAGATTTATATGGCAAAAACATTAAGAGGTGAAGCGCCTCCAAGTTTAGGTACTGTTAACTCGGCAACAACAGCCGACACTAATTACGGAGGTCATTTAATATGGTATATACCAGGTGCCGCATGGGATGCTCATGAGACTCATCTAGATAGCACGGCTTTTTGTACTATAAAAGCTGATCAAATATTGGCGACAAGTCCGGTTATTCAAGGTGAACCTAACTCTGGTACAAACGTAGGTTTTGATACGATTTATTTAGGAGGTATTGCTGCTGGTGCAATGGATTATAGATCAGGCGTAAGAATTAACAATGGTACTTTAGATGGAGATACATTCACGGTTGACGGTGTTGATCCTAGATTAAGTTTTAGACCAGGCGACGTGATTGTAGGAACTGATCTTAGTACTGAAAAAGCACTAGGTACTATAAAGTCAATGCCAGATGCTAACACTATAATATTGGACGCAACCACGGAAAACGCTGTTGTAAATGATGATTATATATTCAACTCAGCTCCAATTACAATTAATCTACACTTTGAGAGATAAAAACAAATAATTAACTTAAATAAAATTAAATAAAATGGCAAAAGAAAAAGTAGTTGACCTTAAACAAAAGGTTGAAAAAATATCTGATGAACATTTATCAGATTTACAAAAAACAGTTAACGCTATAAATACTATACAATTTAATATTGGTAAAGTAGAAGTTCAGAAACACAAAGCACTACACGAGCTCGCTGTAACTCAAGACAAAATAACTTTACTACAAGACACACTTGTTAAGGAGTATGGAACTTATGATGTTAACTTAACAGATGGTACTATTAATTATCCCAAAGAAGAAGGTGATGAAAAATAATATCATCAGAAAGATTACTATAGGTAAAGATTATAAAAACGATTCAATGCACTACGCGGTAGATCAAGAGGTTTATGGTGGTCACAAGATTTGTGATATAATAGAAGAGGAAGATAAGTACTGTATTTACATTAGAAAAGCAGAGGTGGTTATACCTTGGAAAGATTTTAATAAAAATATGGCTATATCAGTAGAGTATAACTTAGAGTATTAATGAGAGCTTATAAAGATTATATTGTTTCACCTATTGGAGAAAGATATAATAACACTAAAAAGGTAGACGATAAAGAGTTGATATTAAACACTGAGATTTTTAATCACCAATATATAAATAGAAAAGCAAAAGTAATCGCTACTCCACTATTATTTCAATCACCTTTAAATATAGGTGATGAAGTAATAGTGCATCACAATATATTTAGAAGGTGGCACGATGTTAAAGGTGTTGAGCGAAATAGTAGATCTTATTGGAAAGAAAATAAATATATAATATCAGAAGATCAAATATATTTATATAAAAGAAAAAATTGGATAGCTATGCCTGGTTATAGTTTTGTTCAACCTATAAAATCTAATAATGAATTTTCAAGCGAACACGAACAGCCTCTTGTTGGTATTATAAAGTATACTGATGGTAGTTTTAATATTAACTCTTTAGTTGGTTTTACACCTAATAGTGAGTATGAATTTGTTGTTGAAGGAAAAAGATTATATAGAGTCTTAAATAAATTTATTACAATTAAATATGAATATCAAGGAAACGAAGAAGAATATAATCCAAGCTGGTCACAAAGCAGTTGAAGAACTAATTAAGGTTGCTAGAGAAGAAATAGTTGACTCAGACGAAGATATATCAGCTGATAGATTAAAGAATGCTGCAGCTACAAAAAAGTTAGCTATATTCGATGCGTTTGAAATATTAAACAGAATCCACGAAGAAGAGGCTATGTTAGAAGGTAAGCCTATAGAAGAAGAAAAGAAAAATACTTTCAAGGGTTTCGCTGAAGGTAGATCAAGATGAGTTACGAGCAAACATTATACAAGATAGTTGAGCCAGTAAAACTAACTACCATAAAGAGACTTAATAAGTCTAGAAAGTGGGAGTATGGTTACAACAAAGAAAATGATATTGTTGTAATATCTAAAACTGGTATGATAGGCGAAGTGGTTGACATACAGGGCTTAAAAATAGCTTTACCAAAACAACCTAAAGAAATATACTCTTGTAGCGATAACACGTTAAAGCAGAAATGGAAACAGTTTCCTCCAAACCCTGATTTTAAAAGAATTAAAACAGTGTTTGATTGGCAAGCATATCCAGATGATTTTAAAGAAAAACATTATGGATATATAGACGAAGAGTTTAAGAGAAGAGAGGAAGGTTTTTGGTTTATGAATAACGGAAAGCCAACTTATATAACAGGAACACACTATATGTATTTACAGTGGAGTAAGATAGATGTTGGTGCTCCAGATTTTAGAGAAGCAAATAGATTGTTCTTTATATTCTGGGAAGCTTGTAAAGCGGATAAAAGAAGTTATGGAATGTGTTACTTAAAAAATAGACGTTCTGGTTTTTCTTTTATGAGTTCAGCTGAAACTGTTAACTTAGCAACATTAGCTAGTGATAGTAGATTTGGTATATTATCTAAAACTGGTGCTGATGCAAAAAAAATGTTTACTGACAAAGTAGTACCAATTAGTTTAAATTACCCATTCTTCTTCAAGCCAATACAGGACGGTATGGACCGACCAAAGTCCGAGCTCGCTTACAGGGTGCCTGCAAAAAAGTTTACTCGTAAAAAAATGAGGGAAAGAGAAGAGGTTGATGATATGCAAGGATTAGATACCACTATAGATTGGAAAAATACAGGTGACAATAGTTATGATGGTGAAAAATTAAATCTATTAGTTCATGATGAAAGTGGTAAGTGGGAAAGACCTGATAATATAAAAAATAACTGGAGAGTTACAAAAACTTGTTTACGATTAGGTAGTAGAGTTGTTGGTAAGTGTATGATGGGAAGTACATCAAACGCGTTAGATAAAGGAGGCGATAATTTTAAAAATTTATATGATAATTCAGACGTTACCAAGCGAAACAGAAATGGGCAGACTAAGTCAGGATTATATTCTTTGTTTATTCCTATGGAATGGAATTACGAAGGATTCATTGATGAATTCGGACGACCTGTATTCAGTGATCCTAAACAACAAACATTTGATCCACAAGGAGTAGAGATAGATCAAGGTGTTATAAATCACTGGGAAAATGAAGCAGAGGGTTTAAAAGACGATCAAGACGCTTTAAATGAATTTTACCGCCAGTTTCCTAGAACAGAAGAGCATGCATTTAGAGATGAAACTAAAAATAGTTTATTTAATCTTATAAAGATATACGAGCAGATAGACTATAATGAAGGAAATAAAAACTCATCAGTAATAACTACTGGTAATTTTCAATGGAACAATGGAGTAAAAGATACAAAGGTTACTTATAATCCAGATCCAAATGGTAGGTTTAAAGTAAGTTGGGTTCCAGATATTAAAATGCAAAATAATATTATTACTAAAAACGGCCAAAAATATCCAGGGAACGAGCACGTAGGAGCGTTTGGCTGTGACTCATACGATATATCAGGAACAGTAGATAACAGAGGTTCTAAAGGAGCTTTGCATGGTTTGACAAAGTTTTCAATGGAAAACGCACCGGCTAATACTTTCTTTTTAGAATACATAGCGAGACCACAAACAGCTGAGATATTTTTTGAAGACGTATTAATGGCATTAGTATTTTATGGTATGCCATTGCTTGCAGAAAATAATAAACCTAGATTATTATATCACTTAAGAAGAAGAGGTTACAGAGGTTTTAGTATGAATAGACCAGATAAAATTTGGAATAAACTTTCGGTAACAGAAAAAGAAATAGGTGGCATGCCTAATTCTAGTGAAGATATAAAGCAAGCACATGCAGCAGCTATTGAAATGTATATAAATGATCATGTTGGATTAGTGCAAGATGGAACATATGGTAATATGTATTTCAATGAAACTCTAAATGACTGGTCTAAATTTAATATAAATAGGAGAACCAAGCATGATGCTTCGATAAGTTCAGGCTTAGCAATAATGGCATGCAATAGAAACCTTTATAGACCAAATCCAGAGACAAAAAGAAAAAAATTAAACTTAAGTATATCCAAGTATAATAACAAAGGATTTCAATCAAGAATAATAAAACAATAAAATGGCATATACAAATACACATTTTCCATCTCAAGCAGTTAGCGATCTAGAAAAATTATCTGAAGAATATGGATTAAAGGTTGCTAGAGCTATAAAACACGAGTGGTTTTCTAGAAGTACAGCTAGATTTAGTGATAACATATCTAAGTTTAGTAGTAATCTAAACAACTATCATCAATTAAGGTTGTACGCTAGAGGCGAACAACCAATAGATAAATATAAAAACGAATTATCAATTAATGGTGACTTATCATATTTAAATCTAGA